TTTTATGTCATAAGTTGACACTTCAAATTTAGGCAAAGCCATAATGTACTCCTTTATCTAACAAATTTACCGATAGTATTACCAACACCACCAGTGATTATATCTGCGGCCGAACCAGCGGTTGCAATCGCAGTTGGTGACGCACCAGACTTACCAAGAATATCATAAAGAACACCTTTAGGACTTATGATACTGTATCTGGAATCATCCCCAATAAATATATCTGAACCTTTTAATCTTAAACTCTTATCTGCAAGACTATCATCAACACCTTCTTCTTTGATAGTGTGCCACTCTCTATATGCAAGTTCAACTGTTACTCTTTGTAATTCAGTAGATGCTTGGTTTAAATCTTGAGGCGCAATAGATTTAGGCCAAACTTCTTTTATTGAAACACCATAACTTGTCTTTTCTTCTTTTGCACCAGTAAATGCAAGAAAATTAAATGGTATAACTGTATTACTACCTTTACCCATTTGAAAAATATCTAACTCACCAATGTAATTGTTATAATAGTTTAGATTATGATTTAATGGGTTGTATATGTTTTTCATCCACATTTCAAAGAATCTTTTTTCAGACATATCTGCATTACATAAAAATGTTGCTTGTAAAGCTGCATATTGACCAACACCTTGAGGTAGTTCTCTTGGTGGGCCATAAATATTTTCGTCTGGTGCAGAACGAATATTTCTGCCTGGAAACTGTAAATTTTCTGCTCTTAAACTGACATAACGATTACTTTCACCAGTAAATAATTTACACTTTAAAAATATCTCAAATCTATTTTGTTGTGCTTGTTCTCTACCATATAAAGAACTTTTAAAATCTCTTAATGAAAATACCATTAGATTGCTTTCCTACTATCCGACCACACTTTACTTGCAGATGATTTTCTAAATCTCTGTACTGGTAACATAATTGCAGTCATAAAATCTTCTTCTTCTAATTTTCTAAATCTACTTCTAACATTAGTATTTAAGTACCTTTTCAAAGTTGGTTTCACAAGTTTTACATTTTTTAATGCACTATAATTTGCATTTGGGTCTAAACGACTTAATAATCTAGCTCTAAGTGCATATGGTAAGTAGTGAAAATTAATTCCTAAAAATCCATCTCTATATCTTTCTATTGGTAATACCAATGGAAATGTATCATAATATGGTAACTTGTTTTTCAATTTAGGGTCGTATATAAACATATTCAACGCACCAAAATTGACTCTACCAGTTATCTTTCCATCTCTTATGAGTTGTGCTTGAGATGGTGTACCAAGTTCTTTTATGCGATTACGATACCATTGATATGGTTCTTTACCACTTTTCCTTAACTTTGATATTTCGTCAAATATACTCATTTATTATATTTATAACTGGGATTGAGGTGGTCTTCGGTCAATATTACAAAATCCATATTTCTATCTCTACAATATTCTCTTGCAGCTTTCCATTTTGCAGTATTCTTTCCCCACTCGTAAACTTCTCTTACAAATGATTTAGTTTTTCTTTTAGGTATTTTAGGTTCAACAGTATATTTCTTAGGTTTAACTTCTATAATCATTTTTCTTAGTTTACCATCTGCCCTTTTGACTTTTACATAGAAATCTGGGAAATATCGGTGAATTCTACCGTCTGTGGGTAAACGATAAGGTATTATTAGTTCTTCTGACCCCCACTCTAATATTCTAGGATTTTTATCACAATACACCATAAATTTGCGTTCCCACAAACTTCTGTAATAAATAGTAGTAGGATTACCTTTATACTTTTTTTTGTTAGAGGGAATATAACGACCACTATAACTCATAGGAATATTTATATGGTTCTAAATTATAGAGACATCGCAATGGGAACTAATAGTAATGAAGAAATTACTAATGAATCACAAAATAACCCATTTACAGAAAGAGTTAGTCTTGACCAAAATATTAGAAAAAATAAATTTAGTCAAGAAATCTTACAATATCCTTTAAACGCTGGTAATGATGGTGGTATGACACCAGCTGGACATCACATACAATTTGAGATATTAGAACAAGATGTGGGTTCAATAAAATTTGGTGAGTTACCAAAACAAACTACTGATGAAGTTTTAGATATAAATGCACTTATTAGTAATTCTGCTGTTGCAAGAGATGTTGTTGTAAGTAAAAATGGTTCTGTGTTTACTCTAGTTCCAGCATTATCAGAGAAAGCACAAAATGCATTAGATGAAGGTAGAGGAAGTAGGGCAGCACAAGAAATGGGTCGTAATCCATTTATCACTGGTGCAGCTGAAGTAAAAAGAATTCAACAACAAAATGTTAGAATTAGAAACCAAACATTTGCAAGAGCACCAGTTAGTAGATTACAAAGTTTGATAAAGTTGTTTATGCCACCTACTGTTGAAGTATCATATGACCCACAATATTCTGATGAGGAAATAGGTGTTGCGACAACTGCTGTGATGGGTGCGATTGACCAGTTTAATAAAGCAAAAGAAGGTGAAAAAGTTGGAGCAGCAACCAAAGAATTATTAAAAAATCAAAGACTCCCTGAAAAATTACTCATAGGTGCTGCTGATACTATCGCAAAAGGTTTTAAAGAGATATTATTTGCAAGAGCTGGTAAGGTTGTAAATAACAGATTAGAATTAATTTTTTCTGGTTTAGCAAAAAGAAATTTTACATTTAATTTCAAATTTCTACCTAAAAGTTCACAAGAGGCAAGAGCTGTTTATAATATCATTAGAAGATTTAAATTTCATATGTTACCAGAAATTATAGGTGATGTAACAACATCAAGAACATTTGTAACTCCAGATGTTTTTGATATAAAATATATGATGAGTGATGGTAAAGAAAATGAATACATCAACAAAATATCAACTTGTGTACTAGAAAATATGAATGTAAAATATGGTGGTGATAGATATCAAACATTTGACCCATCTATGGCAGAGGCAGGAACACCAGATGGATTGAAAGCACCTCCAGTACAAACAGAAATGACACTTCAATTTAAAGAGCTAGAAATAGTTACACAGAATAATGTACTTGCAAGGGGTTTTTAATGGCATACTTTCAGAACTTTGAAACATTAGTATATGATGTAGTAGGTGATGGTAATCCAAAATTATTTACTCATCTTTTAAGAAGAGTTAAAATTAATGATTTAGTAAAAGATAATGTTTTATTATTTGATTTTTATCAAGTCAAACCAGGCGAAAAACCAGAAGATGTTGCATTTGATTTTTATGGTAGTGCAGAATTACATTGGTTAGTATTGTATGCAAATAATATAGTTGATAGATATCATCAGTGGCCTATGAGTGTTAGGGCATTTGAAGAATATCTAAGTGAAAAATATGCAAATCCACTTGCAACACATCATTTTGAAATAAGTCAAAAGTCTGGCGATACAACTGTAAAAATAAATATAGGTTTAGATTCTACTGGACATAGTGGTGATACAGTAAGTGCAGTAACAAATAGAGAGTATGAAGAAAATTTGCAAACTGAATATAGTAAAATAAGATTAGTGAGAAAAGAATTTGTAAATCAAATTAGGAAAGAACTTAGAACTTTATTACAAAGTGATGGATAATGGTACAAAATAATTATAATTATAGTGGAACATTTGAAGTTGAAGAGTGTAAAATATTAACTCATCACGGAGAACCGCTTGACCTTGTACAAGCTCTCGTTGCAATCAGTGTTTTTGAAGACATAAATCAAGGATTTCTTACTTGTCATATAACTGTTCTTGATACTAATGATATAGTTTTAAGAGATTCATTAGTGGGTAACGAGTTTTGTTATTTAAAAATTGTAACACCATCAGATGAAGATGTTTCTTTAGATTTCACAAAAGACCCACTTATTGTTACATCAATAAGACAAGCAGATGAGGGACAAGGAAGAATAGTATCTTTTACTCTTGCAACAAGAGAGTTTATGAGAAATTCAAGAACCAGAATATCTCAAAGTTTTTCTGGTAATATGACTGAAATTATTAAAAGGTTAGTTAAAGAAAAACAATTTTTAGGTAGTGATAAAACACTTTTAGCAGACTCATCTGTTGGATTAGAAAGAATTGTTATACCAAACTTAAAACCTTTGACTGCAATACAGATGATTGCACAAAGGGCTAAAACTAAAAAAGACTCACCATTTGTATTTTTTGAAACTATAAAAGGTTTAAATTTTTTATCTTTTGATAGTATCAATAGACAAAATACAAAAACTACATTTACATTAGGTGCATCAGACACATACGATAATAAACCATCAAAGTCCTCGCAAGTTCAAGCTAATATAATTAGACAGTTAGGTCAAGTAGAAGACAATGATAATATAAGTAATAGTGTATTGTTAAATACTTTAAACGGAATGTATTCTTCACGAATGATATTACACGACATATACAATAAAACTTACCACGATTTAAAGTTTAGATACTCTGATGCGTTTTCTAAAAAAAATGACATAGAAAACAGTATTGGTGAAACTGGACACCCAGTATTTCCGATATCAAGTCAAGTTGATGAAGACGGCAAAACAGTAGAAGATTTTCACGATTCATATTTAAGTTTGCAATCCACATCTGGATATAATACTCCAAAAGGTTCAGTACACAATATAAATCCTTACCCAAATACAATTTATCCTTTTGAAGAATCTTCAGTAAGTGAAAATTTATTAATTAGAAATCATAAGATGTCTTTTCTAGATAGAATGGGTATGACAATAAAAATGGTAGGTAATTTATCAATTCAAGCATCAGATATAATTAGATTAAATGTATACAAAGCAAAAACTGATACGGACAATGAAGAAGAAGATTTATATGATGAAAGATTAACTGGTAGATATGTGATTTCAAGGTTAAGACATAATTTTGAATTTGGTAATCCTAAAAAACATACCATTGAAGCAACTGTTATTAAAGATAGTGTAACAAAACCTTATCCTAATAATCTACCACCCAACCCTAAGAGGTTAATTTAAAGGAAGTAAAATGACTAATAAACAAACTCGTAAGTTAAGAACACTAAATTTTCAGAAACAAGAACGATACCTAAATAATGAAGTGAATGACTTAACAACGGAGGTGAGTAAACTCTACCTCGCAAGAACGAGAAAGTTTTTAGGAAGAAGAACAGCGTGAAGACATTTGACCAATTACAAGAGGGTGTATATGACCCTAATATATTCAAAGCATTTTTTCTAGCAGGCGGGCCTGGTAGTGGTAAATCTTTTGTAGTAAGAAAGACCACTGGTGGGCTCGGTCTGAAAGTTGTAAACTCTGATACTGCATTTGAAAAACTACTTAAAGATGCAGACTTTGATTTAGACTTTAGGGATATGAGTCCAGAGAAATCTCTTGAGAGAGATGTCATACGAAAAAGAGCAAAAGAAGTTACATCTAAAATGCAAAAGAATTTTGTTGCTGGTAGACTTGGTATGATTGTAGATGGTACTGGTGCAGAATATGGTAAAATAGAAACACAAAAAAGATTATTACAACAAATGGGTTATGATACTTATATGATTTTTGTTAATACTTCATTAG